CTCGGGTTAGGATCGAACCGTGGATCGGCATCTATCGGATAACTCACAACCCTAACGCTCCGCTTACTCTGGCAATCCACTCCGATAGAGGAAGACCAAGTATCTCTACTGTGCCGTATAGCACTGTGATCAAAGATAACACTCTAGCTAATACGGTCATAGGCCAATCTGTTACTGGCTTACCTTTTCTATCCTTTACAATGTTACCATCCTCACGCTTGTAAACGGGATAGGGGAAGATCCATTGTAAAAGCATAGGCAATACCTTGCCAGCTAATGACTTCAATAGTTTTTCAAACATAGTCGATTTAATTTTGACTGGTTTACTTTCCTGCTCACGCTGTTGATACAACTCCGGCGGCATCGTTGTCGGTGCTGCCGGCATTGCCGTATCAATTTTAGGCGTTGGCTTCTTGCCGATCCTTTTCGGCATTTCTACCTTAACAGGCTCTATATAGTTTTTTTCACTCATGGCGCTACCGTTTTAAATTCGTATTTGACTGGCTCGGGCAACGTCCAGTCAGTGCTATCGGTTGGCACTGCTTTTAGCTGCCCATTGCTACGCGCATCAATCTGTTTTTGAACGCCTGCCTTAAGCTTATTAAATAGCTCCAGATCCATCTCGGCATCAGTGCGTAATCTTTCCATAAGTAATGTAGCGCCTTCGATAAAGGTCTTGTCATTCATTGGAAAGCTAATGCTGCCATAGTGCATGACCAAAATCTCTGGGTCTAGGTAGGTCTTGTATCCAAGCTCGGCAGCAAGCTGGCAAAAATAATAGTCCTCGCTTAGGTATCGCCCGTTACGTACACCGATTCTAAACCAGTCATGGTAGTCGCCACCTGCCTCATCGTCGTCTGGCTTGTAGTTATGCTCAGGCCACATGGTCTTCATTGCTCCGAACACGTCGCGGCGGATCATCATGAAGCCCGTACCTATCTCGCGCATAATGACCAAGTTATCTTCTCGCTCAATCGCGTGATTCATGACTGGCGTATACGGTATCGTCTTCTTAAGATAAATACCGCCGATAATACCTTTGTTATAACTGCGTAACTTGTTCAGCATGTAGCGATCAAATTTGATATCGCTATCGATGAACATTAGGTATTCAGCATCTGATTCTAAAAACATTTTAACGATCTTATTTCGACCGCGTGGGATAAGACTGTCTCCATTATAATATTGAATACCCGCAACGACACACTCTGGATCGTTCACGGCAGCTAAACACTCCTGTAAAATGTCGACATACGACCTGTTGTCGTAGCACGGGAACCCTATAATGACATCCTTTTTGACTGGCATAAGATTAGGTAGGTTAAAGTTTAGTATAAATTAAACAAATTTTTTGTTGATTTTTGCAACTTTATTTGTTAGGCGACAACTATACATCTAATAAATGTGCATACTTGCTGTGATCACCCCAATATGGATGATCTAGGTATGTATTTTCTTTACTATAAACGTTGTAATGACTTGTAAAATGATGGCCATGATTGATGTGTATAGCCTCATTTTCGCACTGCCATTGTTCTCGCTTAAGATTTTGAGGCTCAATAAGTCCGCTATTAGTAAGCAAAGCGTTTTCAAGTATCGTATTACAATGTTCTAACGCATCCTCAAAATGCATGGTCATTTGATGAAATGGTTCGTCATCTTGTGATCGTCTTTGCCAACCATTTCTATTTATGCCGCCATAGTTCATATTTGTAAGTATCGATCCTTGATTAAAATCAGGGTATCTAAAATATCCCTCTGGGTATAATACATCGTGTTCTAAAAAAGATACATACTTATATTTACCTGCCGACTTAGCTAGATAAAGTAGCTGCATTATTTGCAAGAGCTGATTGAGGTGCGAGCTTGTTCGCGTCCATGCATTGCATTGATAAAAGGGATTATTAGGCACGCTATCCCACACGCATGTATATATATCAGCGATAGATTGACTAGCTACCTTAATTGAATTAAGGCTTGCTGTTACTGATGGAACTAGTTTACTGTTGGTATTATTGCTGTAAAATATGCCAAGTCTATTATTTGTTGATGCTGGCATTACAAGTAAATCGCCTTCTTTAGTTATGCTATTGACTTGTATGCCTTCAATTATGGCATCAATTATAAGGTTTTTTACATGCCCTGGCTTTGTGTCACCGCAAATATCATTATTAGCTCTTATGATTAGCTTATTGTTTATTATTTTTGATATTAGTATATCTTTACAATCGACATCACCATAGGTCGCATTAAGTATTTTAATCATGTCGCCTCGCGTGAATGATACCCATTTGCTCTATATCAGTTACATACCATCCAAATTGATTAATATTTGTTATCAAAAATCCTAATTCTGGAAGCTTACTGCATAATACCTGTTTACACTCATTATTATGATACTCAATAGCTACTTGCTTCACCGACTTAAATTGATCTTGAGTGATATCTTTGAGCAGTATTTCATAACCTTCAATATCCATTTTAATTATATCAGGCTGATACATATTAATGAGATCAATTACATCATTTGCTTCATTTATTTCTTTGCAAATAAAAACATGATCAGGATAAGTTTCATTTAACTTAGCAATTTCGCCACCCGCGCAATCAACGCCAATTACTTTAGATGCTTTGTTATTAATAAAAAATTCAGGTGTTGATTCAAACGGCTGAAATAACCATCCACATCCTAAGTCTAATATTGTAGCATTTTCAATATTTGTTATGTCATTCCAATGCTCTTTAGGATCTTCGCTATTAACTACTTTTGTCTTCATAACTAGAACGTATATATAACTAGTACATCGTCATACCTGCCCTGTAACGAACGATTGTCAATGAACCGGAATGATGGATGGAGTGCAGATAATACATAACCCTGAACGTCGAATTGCTGCACGTCTTCGATGATATAGATACCACCCTTGTTCATGCGATCTTTTATCAACTCAAAGGATGCAACCATATCAAATATGTTATGACTACCATCATCGATAACAATGTCTAATTTGACATCACCTAAATGATCTAGTAATACTGGATGAGTTGCATTGGCCTTTATTAAAGTAACTTTGTTTTTGCAATCAGCAATCTCAAATTCTGGATCATTAATGTCTACGCCGATTATATGTGAGTCAGTAAAGTAGTCATCCCACATCAAAATAGATCCGCCTTGATATACACCTATTTCAAGTATCGTACATCCATTGCGAAACGGCTTAAATAATAGCTCATATTCCTGAATATAGGTATGCACCGTACCCTTATCGCCATAGTTAGGCGCGCGTTTGTGCGCATCGTAAATGCTTTGTAATGTATCCATTAGTTGTGTACGTAAAGTGTGTTGTTAATTTTTAATACAGTGCTTGGGTCTTGGCAAAACTTACTGATAAATTCCTCGCACATCCACCCATCGGCCATGTGTGCCTTCACGTCTAGTCGAAGTTGTTTAGCAAATTCGGTACGCATCACCATGTTACCTATATCTATGTGCTGGAATTTTGGATGGCATTCCTGAGGCTTATACGCGCTATAGTTGTGTATCATATTGCAGTACATAAATCGCGTATCATCGCGTGCTGCCTTGGTAAACACTTCAACAAAGGTAGGCACATAATAATTGTCATCGCTCGTTAAAATGACAAAGTCGCCCGTTGCTTGCTCAAGTCCATAGTTGCGAGGCGTGTGGCCATAGTCGTTATTTGGCCCATCTATATAAGTAAATCGTATGCGATCATCACTAGCGTACATATCTTTGATACGCTGGTATGCGTCATTATGACCATCAATTACAACGTGTGCTTTCCAATCTTTTGATGTTTGCACACGAAGGCACTGCAACATTAATATTAGGGCTTCGGTATTTATGTATGTTGCAATGACAAATTCGATGATCATATTAAGATAGTGTTCGTTTCCGTTCGCTTAACCCACTCATAATAATAGGCTGTTGCCGATGATGCTGGCACTTGTAAATCTAGCTTGTAAGGTGGGGTGTTAATGTACTGCGCCTTGTGGAATAGACCGTTAGCGTTGGTTGTTATGCCCGCATTATGGTAGATATTAAAGTTATCTAACTCATGATAGGCCGACGTACCCCATGCGAAATTGAACGCTGTATCAATTTTCGTTGTTATGCCACGCTTCCACGCTGACCATAGCAGCGCCCACATATCGGCGCACCAGATTTGCAGCTCGTGGTACTTCTCGATCTCTTGCTTCTTCTTATTGGATAGCTCATTGATGTCCTTGAATAAGCGCTCGCTAAAGTATTCGACGCTATACCAGAATGGTGCGTCCACGTTTTTCATAAGGTACTGAGCGCCAATATCTTGCTTGTCTTCGCTCTTGGCTTTGATCAGGTCTTGGCTGATTCCCATAATATCCATCATGGCATCAAGGACGTCTTGGCCTTTGCTCAGTATGTAATCATGCCCGATATACCAGCGTACGTCCGATCCGTACCATTCATCACCGTCTAGTAGGTTATCTGTTAGCCAGTCATGCGGTGGCTTGGTAAAAAGCATATCGCAGTCGTGGTAAAAGATGATGTCATCTTGTAGGTACGGATGCGCTTCCCAGTGTTGCCTTAAAATATTAGGCCGTATACTGCTAATGTAATTGCGATTCTTACGTGTATCGCAGTAGAAAAAGAAACGTGATGGGTACGCCTCCGCCATACGCTCCCAGATAGGTGGAACAACGCAGCCCTCTTTATGACATACGATGTCAATGTGATTGGGATTAATGCCCATTGCGTAGAAATTGGTAAGCATCGTTTCCACCTGCCACGCGTAATAATCGGTAGTAGGCTGAGCACACATGTATCTAAGCTGTGACATTAGCAATCTCCAATGTTGTTTGGATCATTGTTTAAAATTTGTCCATTATTTGCAATACGAGCAAACTGCTGACTAGTATTGTCTGCATACCAGTTACCACCACCAGGATATACTGTTCCTATTGTATTTTGATAAAATTGAGTACATAGTTTAAATACAGCATTATTTCCATAGATAGTTTTTGGACCATCGCCAATTCCAGCACAAGCGTTAGCTTTAGATGTTGCGCTTTCAAATACATTAGTAAATGCAGTTAATCCCGCTAATGTTGTAGTTGTCGTAGTGCTTGTTGTAGTTGTTGTGGTTGTCGTGGTCGTAGGTGCGGAAGTTGTTGTAGTTGTTGTGGTTGTTGTTGCTGGACAATCAGCTGCATCGTTATTAGTTATTGTACCTGAATTAGATATACGCGCATACTGATTGCTTGGTCTATGTGCATACCAATCTGCTCCGCCTATTGTTGGATCGGTTCCTCCAGCGTCATCATAAAATTGAGTGCATAATTTGAATGTTGCATTATTACCCCATATTGTAAATGGTCCAGATGCCCCACCACCTGAACAAGCATCAGCTGCTGACATTGTACTAATCCATACATTATCAAATTGAGTTAAACCACCTATAGTTGTAGTCGTTGTTGTCGTAGTTGTTGGAAATGTATATGATTGAGATGCAGTATATTCTGATTGCTCATTAGGTGTCGTGCACTGTTGTGCAATACGGATATATACCGTACCTGATGTCAATCCAGTATCAACATTATTAGGTGAAGTACAATCCATTGATTCGCCAAATGCTGGCGACCATGTAGCATTATCACTTGACCATTGTACTTTCATGCCATCGCAGTTATTAACACCAGAAGCTGTAAAGGATACACTAAATGTACCACCAGACACATGACTAATACTATTAAGCGTTGGAACTGGGCAAGGTGGCTGTGTCGTTGTGCTTGTGGTTGTTGTCGTCGTGGATGTTGTTGTAGTACTTGTCGTTGTACTTGTACTTGTTGTAGTTGTTGTTGGCGCTGCCGTCGTAGTACTAGTTGTTGATGTTGTGCTTGTTGTCGTAGTCGTAACACAATTACCTTGTGATACTATTGCACCGCTATTATTGATCTGACGCCAACACGTACCATCGCTATAGAAATTATTGTTACCTATAAATGGATCACCTGTATTATTGCTAGCATAGAATAATGTAGCGTTACAAAATATCGAATTGTTAGCCCATATTGTGACTGTTCCAGGCGTTTCCGTACATGCCGTAGGCCCGTCAACACTTGACTGACGAAGCGTATTAAACTCTGTTAATCCTTGCGTTGTCGTTGATGTTGTGGACGTTGTGCTTGTGGTCGTTGTAGTAGGTCCACTAGTAGTCGTTGTAGATGTTGTTGTTGGCCCTGCCGTTGTTGTCACTGGCTCGGGCGATGTACCTACTCCAATCTCATACGCGCGTAGGCTGACCGTATCACGCATGAAGTCATAGCTAATAGACGACGGACGATACATCTTATTTTGATAGCGCGTCGGCACGCTCGTATCAAATTGAAACGCATGGTATGGCCGTATTTTTTCCGCACCAATAAGGCTCAGCTCAATCGTGTATACGGCTGCTTCGCTTTGTGTTAGGCCTAATGCTGGGCCATAAGCGCTTAAAGCTACTTTATTTATATTAGTTACATACGCATCAAACTCTTCACTAAACGTCAATCCTGGACGAAATATAGCGCTATTAGAACGTCCATTAGCGTATGTTATATTTGTTTCAAGATGACCATAGGTAAGAAATGGCGTGAGATTAATATGATTTAACGTTAGTTTTTGAGGCGCATCTTGCCAAGCTATATAGGTAGCATTGCGCATTGATATCGGATTAAGCGCGGCGTTAACAGTCTGCGATGTGCCACCTACGCCATACTTGATATCAACGCTACTTATTGATCTTGGAACAGGCTCAAACGATAGATCTATGATATCGTTATTAGATATCGTTACGTTATTAGCGTTAGATGTTCTATTGATATAAAAGTTAACGCTAAATGCTGATCCAAATATTGCACCTTCCATAGCCGCCAAACGACGCACTAGTTCAAACGTTGTTACGCCATCGTAATCGCTAGTCTTTGCCGGGTCAAATTGCAAATTAGGTACTATCGTACCGTAGTCATAGGCTTTAATTTCAGCAAGCCTAGGAAACATTCCATAGGCTACACCGTTAAATGTCTGTATTTGCTCATTGCCACCCATCAACTCGAGTGGCCCTGAATTTCCTATGTTGCTTGCACTATTATAGATGTTACTATTGCTTGGACCTGTATAGTATTGAGAAACAACATCATATATAAAGTCACCAGCTAATACGGTATTCGATCCATCACCATAGATACGATTCGCCGTCTTGTCAAAAATAGGTATGTTGGTCGCTGCATATATGGATGATCGCTCTTGACCCCATTTAAACATTGTGTAATTTGTATATCGCGGGCTCATCTGTAGCGATATATGACCGCTTCGCTCGTCCAAACGAACGTCTTGATATCTAATAGTAAACGGGAAACGATACGTGTTAAGCGAATTTGTACGCGAATATAGTACCATATTCACGTTAGACGTAAGTACAGTATACCATTCTTTATTTTGATAGTCTCCTATACCTGTTTCAATCACAGTGAACATGCTACCCATATTAGATAGCTTGTCTACAGCTGTGATCGTCATCGCTCCTGGTATAGCAGCTAAGTAGGTAAGCTGATCCTCGCTAGTGACTAGATCGAAATCATAATCAAGTGTCGACATGCTGATAACATCGAACGTGGCATTCGTGCCGGCTGCGTCGATTTCAAAGCTTATGTTGCCTGCACGGCTCGCTATGTTACGGGCTATTAAACTCACGGGGTCTTATAGTAATCGGGGATAGATGTCTTAACGTCACGACCGACAAAGCTCACACTCACGGGATTATTTACGATCGTTGAATCAATGCGTGCATCCCACGTGCTGGATTCAAGTAACACTTCCTGATATTCGGCATTACCTTGGTCAGGGTAGAAGCGTATCACTACCGTGCTGCTGTTCGTCAAGAATGCCTTATTGATAACATTGAAAATATTGTTGTTAGACGCTGATAACATGCGATCCCATTGAAGCGACGCTTGAAAGCGATAGCCGCCAAGCTGCGAATGCAGACGGCCACTAAGTGCCTGATCGTATGCTTGCCCAGTGTAAAAGTATGGCGTCCATGCACACACACCACTAGACAAATTGACGACAACGGGGAAGCCTGATAGGCTTGTAACGGTTGACCCGTTATCTGATAGTACATCAATCTTGCATTGCGTAATCTGGCGGTTCATTGTGCGAATGTAAATTGTTGTGTCTTAATCTGGCGCTCACCTTCACGTACGGCAATTGCTAAGCCCTTGCGGTCAACGTTAGCATACACCGTGATACCTTGTGTTTCGCGTGCGTTGAATGGTGCTGCGCTACCTGCTGCGCCTGTAGTAAGTGGCCCGAAGCGCATGCCACCTGACGGATTAAACGCGCTTCCGATCATACCCATTGGCATAGCTGGCCCCATGTTGGCTGTCGGTACAGATGATCCGCTCGATGTTGATCCAGGCTGCGTTGCTATGATCTTTCGTACGTTAGCGTAGCCGGCTGCAAGGATGGCAGCTGATTGGGCAAGCTTTACAAATAGGTTTCCTGGTGATCGCATTACATTAACGGCTGCTGCGAGCGTGTCTATAATGGCCGTTGATACGGCTATCTTTTTATTCTCTTGAAATAAGCTGTTGGCTATTGATGTACTAGCTTGAGCAATTTTAAGCATATTGCCAATGCGCTCGTCTTTTAACTGCGCATCTAGATCTAGTTGTCTTTGCGCATCAGCTATTTGTCTATTTATTATTTCATCTTCAGCCTTTAAACGCGCATCACGTATATCTTTAGCTGATTTAATACTATCTCTAGTGCGTTCTAGTTCTAACTCTTTATATCTTGCAAAATTTGCCTCTGTTGACTCCAGCAACGTAGCATTTACAAACATAAATTCAAAAGCAGCATCTTGTTGCGCTTTTCTTATTTCTGCGTATAGATCCTTTTCTTCCTTTAACCCGTTAACAACAACATTGTTAGTCTTTATAAATTGGGCTTCAAAATCTGCTAATTCTTGCGTTTTAGTTTGTTGAAGGTATACTAGATCAGCATTTAACCTAGTTTGTTCAGCTAAAGCTTCATTATATTCCTGTTCTTTGTCTTTAAGATTTGCTAGTGCAAATACTTGTGTTTCAGCATAAGTTATTTCCGCTATTAATGCCTCTTCACGTATGTCTTGAGCTAATTTGAATGCAGCAATTCGCTCAGCTTGTGACTTATTGATATCCTGAGATATTTGTAATTGCTTTTTTTCTTGAGCATATAACTTGGCAGCATCTAGGCTACGTGTTTTCTGCGCTGTAGCTAGATTTTTTTGCGCTTGTAGATTATTAAGCGCTGCTATTGTATTATTCTTTAGCGATATCGTACTTCGATCAGTACCGCTAATTAACGCTTCAATGTATTGAACGGCTGTGTCCAGCGTTGCCCCTAATACCGCAAATACTTTCTCTAATGCTTCCGTTACGGGCTTAAGTTTGGATAATATCCCAATTAATGCCGTAACGCCTATAATAATTAAACCTATCGGATTGGCCATAAGCGTTTTAAAAAACGCCTTAAATCCACCATCCGCTTCTTTAGTCGTTTTTTCGGCAAAGTCTAACGCTTGACCAACGCCAGCAAAGGCAACGGATAAGCCTTGCATGCTTGATGGAAGTAGCCCAAATACACCTGATAAGCCTTCAAAAGCGTCTTTGTAGTTACCAACGTTGCGCTGATGATTGCCCATGGACGCATCGAACTGCTTTAAAGCATCGTTATTAGCGTTGTATTCCGCCTGCATGCGCTGCAGTGCGCCCGTTGTGTCATTAAGTGGCAGCTCGCGCATGGCCTGTGACAGCGCCTTATTGCGTTCTACAAGGCCATTATACGTATTTGCATTAGCCTTAAGCGCCTTATCGTTGTTAGCGATAGCCTTTTGATTCTCTTGATATTCCTTACGTAGATCGTTCAGCTTTAGTTTTAGCTGCTCTACGTTTTTGCGATCCTCCTCCGACAGTGGGAATCCTAGCTTTACCTGTTTTTGGTAGCTATCTAGCTGATCTTTTGTGGCTTCAATCTCTTTGCCTAAATCGACAAGACCCTGTAATGCGTTAGGGTCTATTAGGCTACCTATATCAGTTGTGTCCCCCTCAAAGCGTATGCGATATATTAATTCGTCTTCATTCATTTTTTCACATCCACAAATTCATAACACACTTTAGATACATACGCCTGCGCTATCTGGTCGGCTTTTGTGTCCCATATCTGCTCGGCCTTGATCGGATCAAAGCCTGCTAGGATGTAGCTGAAATATTTAAAGCTGCCGACCTTGTTAGACCAGATAATCTTGAAACCATTCTGAACACCTGCTTGTTGACTACTGAAGTTTTGGGCAAAGCCCATGTACTCCTCGGCTTTATTTAGAGATAAAGCCGCGTCATCAAAAAAAAATCCTCGGTGTCCTTTAAGATAGGGTATTCAAAGTCATCCGCCTCGAAAAAGTCAAGACCTAATGGACGCTCAGGTTCCCACAATATCTCCGCTTTGGCCTTCCAGAACTCAGCCTTTTTTTTACGTGGCATTTGCTCCCATGTAAGGTTGTTATGCTCAGTAACGTAAGCGTTGATATCGGTGTTGACCTGATCCAAAAGTGAACGGCGTTTCTCAGTGTACGGGAGGAGGCGTACAATGACGCCATTCACTTTGGTCTTCTTTTCAAACATCATATTTTAGGTGGTTGTCGTGATTAGGTCGGCGTTAGTTGCGCGCTTCTGTGCAGTCAACTTAATTCCAGTACGGTTGCCGTCAAATACACGGTGTGCCGTTACGTAGACATTTAACACGTTGATTGTTTGGCTACCTGTAGCACCAATAAAGCACAGCGAAGCAAGTACCGGCGTAGCTGCTGTATTGCTGTACACATTGGTATCATTCAATAGCGTGCTGTTGAAGCTGATAACTTCGGCGGTAACGTCGAATGCGCTCGGAAGTTGCTGATTGTTGTCTAGTGTATCCATAACTGGAGTGATTGCAATCGATGCGCTGTCAGTCACCATCAATGGATACTGCACGACGCCCGTACCACTACCACCACCAACACCAACGGCCGTAAAAACAAGAGGTTTCGTTATCGACATTTATCTATTTTCTAGGAAGGTTTGTGTTTTGCTTTTTACTGTAGTCACGTTGCGCCAAAAAGCTAAGAGTGCATGTGACATATTTCGTGTTTCGTGTGATCCCGTTCTGCGTGTTGTACGCAAAGTAGTATAGGTAACTGTTGGTCAAGTTGGCAATGTTCACCTGATTGACCCAGTCAATGATCATATCTTTTAAGTCTAGCAAACGAAGCTCAGCATCTTGCGCGTTATCGTTCATATAAGCCTTGACAACGGATATATCTATCCCGTAAGTCGTCTGCATAAGATCGTTACGCCATACATCAACGCGTGTAAGTGGCTGTTCTGTAACTTCGTATATCGCAACGCGCGCATCTCTAATGTCATTACGCTGTTCTACGTCCTGCAAATTTTGCCGGTAGCGCTCATAAACAACGTAAGGCTGGTTCAAGTATACCTCGATGTTATCGGCAATTTTATTGAGAATATCTCTAGAGATTGCCACGCAGTACCTCGCCTACTAGTTGTTCGGTCATCTGTCGTATCTCAGCAGGTATGCTTTCATCCGTTTTCGGAAATATGGAACGCATACGTAGGCCAGCCTTGCGGTATTGAATGCCATCGTGGTGGTACTTAAAGATCTTGCCTTTGTTACCATCTTGGAAGCGTATCGTTGAACCTTGCTGTGCCGTTGTTTCGATACGCGTATTCTCGATGCTTTTGGTCTTATATCGCAACGTCACGGGCGATTCATTAAGTCCTGCGCGGCGTCGCACCTTTTTATAGCTATCTACGTACGTATCGTCGTAGCGATCGTTACCAAAGCCTCTTCCACTTAGCGTGTTCTCTTTCATTGCTGCGTCAATAGCCTCAGCCACTCTCGGTGCTACTACGGTATTAAGTTTGTCTAATCTAGCTTGCAATTTTTCAGCGACATAGATACGTAGCTGATCCGGTTCGGTAATCACTTTCATATCGCGTAGCGTATAAATGGCGTTAATAGGTTACGCGCCTCAACGCTTAGGCCGTTAATGATAACGCGTCCCGGTGCGTTCGGATCTTGACGATTCTTATACTGCAACATCAACTCTTGAATGATGCCCATACGTATCGATGCCGGGCAGTTGCCTACCGTGTATCCGCTCTCGTATGTTACGATTAGATACGCATCTAATCCAGATACAATCTCTAGCCACTTTAGCTCAGTGCCGTGAACGTAGTAGTCGCTATTGGCTACGAGCGTCGTGCTTTCTTTATCGACCGTTTGCGATACTACGCTTGTCACAGCTCCGTGAATGCCGTAAGGTATATACACCATTGGGGCTGGTCGTGCGTAGATAGAGCGCCGTGTACGTCGGTAAGTGTCCCTACCGATATATCGTTCTACTTGTTCGGTCGTTGCCTCAAGTAGCATCTGAATGTACGCATCGTGTGCGCTCGTATTTACAGGCAAAATCTCCTTAGCCTGTTGAACGGTCACGGCGTACTCGCGTGGATCATCCGTTATCGTGGTCTCCATCGGTGTCGTATTAAGTGTATACGATCCCGTTATACTTGTAAGACCTCGGCTTATAAATCCTTGTCGGCCATACGGATAATTCATTGACGTACTTTCTTTTCCTTAGGCGTGTTGACTTTCATCTTGTCAGGTATCGTTGCCGGCTTGTTTGTAAAAACGGCTGATCCTTCGTTGACAAAGTTTCGGAACGCTAGTCGCTCCTGAGCATGCGTTGCTTCGTACACGATGTTAGGAAGGTAAACGCGGACATTCTTGCCATCGTAACTGGCCTTAGTAATCTGATAAAAAATGACTTTATTCATGTAGCCAAGATACGAAAGTTTAAATAAAGGGATAGGCCGAAACCTATCCCCTTAATTATTTAGGTCGTTGGCGCTTCGTTAGGGAAGCCCAATACGCCCACTACACTTACATTGACATTCGATGTAATCGATGTCGCATTAGTCTTGTACACCTCGGGGAATACATAGCGCTTCGTAGGGCGAATGCTAAAGTAAGCAACGCTATTGGTATCCGTTAGGTTCTCGCTCTTAATCAGGTTGGCTGCGCTGAGGCGCGTAGCGTTCTGAACGTTTGTGTCGTCGCCCTCGCGGAAGGCAAGCGTGAGCGCGTTGCCTACGTTGATCGCTCCGGTTGCATCGCCTTTGAGGCCACCGATCAAAGCGACACCGATGCCGCTATATCCCTTGGTATCAATGGCTACGCCGTTAGCATTTGCGTTCGTTGTGCCCCCTGTGCCAAATAGGCTGAAGGACACATTACTTTGTTGGCCAAAATCAAATAACATAGTTAGCTCCTTAAGATGCAGTGATTGTTAATTGTGCAATGGCCTCATCACGTACGACGGCGCCGCCAAAGCGGGACATGACGTACAAATTAGTTACGAAGCTAGATGCTTCGCTGAACTGATCACGGATTACGTAGAAGTCAGTATGACGTGCAACGGTGTAGCCGTAGGCAAAGTCACCGTAAAGAATTGGCACTTGGCCAGCCGTGAAGGTTCCGGTCACGCTACCGGCAAGGTCTGGAGCTTCGTAAACCGCAGCGCCTAACAGACGGCTTGGGTATCCAGCTTGGAAGGATGGCTCCCATAAGTAGGCAAGTCCGTTGGTGCTGGATAGCACTAACTGACGGATAGCGGCAAGGGTAAGGCGGTTAGCCATCCATGCGCTATTGGCTTGGTAGTAGTCTTTAAGCTGAGCTTGTAGACGAATCAACATATCGCTGGTAAGCGTTAACGCTGTGCTATTGAAATTGGTCACGTTGCCAACAAGGCCGGTAGGCTTCTTAACACCGTTACCGCTGATGAAAGCAGTACCAAGCGACTTCTCAAATTGCTCACGAATGCTGGAGTTGATTTCAGCTTCTAGATCGTAAGCAGCGTCTTGCTCTTGCTCGATCGTCCACGCTACACGTGCAGCAATCTTGTGAACAGGAATGTCCACGTATCCAAAAGTGTCTTTTACTTTGTTAGATGCTGTATCTTCATCTAACCAGGTAGCAGTTAAAGAATCGTTACGCTGTGCTTGCTTGTAGCTAGGGGCGGAAGTCTCAACCACTTTGGCTACTTGAAGCACTGGCGAAAATTCAACGATCTGCTTGTTGATGTCAGTCGACATCTCGGCAGGTAACAGCAATGCACCGGCAGCAGCTAAGTCGAAGCGAACTAAGTTATCGCTTTTGATTTCACCGGATACTCGTCGGCCTACCTTGACATCACGCATTGACTCTAAGCTACCAAGTCCACCTTTGGCAAATAAGCCGAAGGCTTTCTTAAAGTTGGCGCGGTCTTCGCTATTGGTTTTGGTCTCTGGCGTCTTCACGCTCTTAAGACCTAGCTCGATAGCGTCTAAACGCTCGTTAATCTTACGGCTTTGCTCTTGATTTTTGTTGATGACAGCGTCTTTGAGCTCGGCTGCAAGATTACGAAACTCGCTTTTTGGGTCTAGTTTCATAATTATAAGTTTTTAAATTCATTGATTAGGTTCTTTATATCGCCAAGCAGTGACGTATAGTCGTCTACTGTGCGCTTAACTGGCCTAACTGGCCGCGTTATTGTCTTCTGCCATAGCGCTTGTTTTATCTTGGACTTGCTTTTACGCGACTTAGCAGCCATGATTTGCGCCTCTGTGTTCATTGGAAACGGTGTAATGCTTACTTCGTGGAGCGCGACTTCCTTGAGTAAGCGTGTACCATCCTCTCCAGGCATGCTCTTAATTGTATCGTAGCCAATGGATAAGCCCATCTTAGCGCCACGATCCAACATAAATTTGATTTTCTTATAGGCTGCGTTGACCTCTGGATCTTCAAGGGGCATCTCGGCCTTCATGTACAGGCCTTTGTCCTGATCCTCAAGCATGGCCACCCCGGCAACGTCGCGGGTATTGTAGCCATGATCTAAAAGCAAAGGCACAATACCTTGCTTGTGCAATAGCGTTTGCTTAAATGCACCCTTCTCAACTATGTCACCCCCTAAATCAGTATTGCCGTATGTGGATGCGAAGCCTTCGATAATACCTACCTTTCCATCTTCGCTAACTTCCATATCCATCTTGACGGATTTCATTTTGGCAACGATGCGCGACTTAGGAAGCTCGGCCTCTTCTAGCGGATCGATCTTGCTTAGCGTACTGAATCGATGACCAACGACAACGCCACTTGATCGCCATCCACCTTCAACGCGCTCATACACTTCAATAAGTGCGGCCGGATCTTCGGCAGTAGCTTCCACCGTGAACTCACTATCTGGCACCGTCAATGATCCTTCAGTTGCGATCTGTATCACTTTGCCCTGCGCTTCACCGCCTGCCGATTCCCACTTGACAAAGTCGCCATCAGTAAGCTCACCGGGTGCAGCTTTCATTTCGTCGTCGGGTAGCACATCTGCATTTAGTTCAATCTCTACTTCCGTTCCTTGTTCGCTGTCGTCTTCGGTTTCGGATAGCGCTTCAAGTGGTAGATTTAAAAGTACATCGGTAGGCTCAAATTGTTCTCCAGCAACGGCATAAACACGAACAGTGTACACGTTTGCTTCTTCGTCGAAGTTCTCGACAACGCCTACGCCTTGTTCGGTCTCGGTCATGTAGCTAACCATATCGCCAATATCGAACTGCTTAATCTCTTCGACCATCGGCTCATCTACCTGCATGGTCTCCTTATTGCCGTCAAATAGGTTCGACATTTGATCGAAGATCTGATCTAATTCTTTGGCTTCATCAGCGGCTTCAATGGCAGCAACGGCCGCATAAGCTGACGCCTCGTCGGCATGGCATGCGAACGGTGTGCGCTGATCGCCTTCAATCTTGTAGATCATGGCTTGGCCTGATTCGCCAGATTCCATGTTACATTGCTCTTTAATTACTTCAAAAGGCATGACTTATGCGGTTACGTTTGTTTCGGTTTGTTTTGGTGCAAGTCCTAATTCCTCACGCGCTTCGTTGACATCCATGATGCCGGATTGTACGGCTTTAGTTAGTCGGTCTATCTTTGTCGCGCGGTCTTCCTGCAAGGCTTCGATGTTATCGTAGTCAATGCAGATTTTAGGATTATCTTCGTAATACACTTGTAAGGCACGCGTCAACGCGCTATAGACAAGCGTTGCCATAGGTATGGCAGCTTCCTGATATAGTGCTTTACGTGCTTCTTGAAAATTGCTGTAGGTCTTATTTGCTGCGTCGTTGAGCAATTCGCTGGATAAGCCCATAGCCATAACGATCATGCGCATCGTTAGTTGTATAGCCTGACTCCACTCAGCCTCTTGAGGCTTATCATTGAATCGTTCTAGCTTTAAGTTCTCGCTAACGACTTTGAGACGATGCGAATTGGCTGCTCCGCTCTGCGCCTGCCATTGATCTTTTAGCATGTTTTGCTCTTCGACCGTTGCGCCCGGGGCAATAGCCACAACAGGTGGAAGGCCACCGGCTAACGCCACGTTTTTATTCCACGTTATGGCTGCATTTTGTAAGTCTAGTATCTCACCTAACGGTACACCCGGCGACATGCCGTGAAAGTACTCACGTAAGTTCGGCGTCTTGATATAAATTATCTCTTCTTCGGTAAACGTTATATCACGATTTTCGCGATACACGTATCCCGTGATTGGCTTTAAGTAGTTCCCTTGTATCGGATTAGTATGCTGAGATGGCAACACGACAAGACCAAGCGGGCGTTTGTCGTGGTCGCTTTTAATAATGTTTAGATAGCCTTCGCCTGTGCTGATGATGTAAAGGCACAATAGTTGTATCAATTCCTCGCGTGTAGAACTACGATTAAGCATCGATAGTATTGGATGCTGATCCGTTGTCGTGCTTCGATTGCGTTTATTTGTTTCAACATAGATCGGCATAGCAGCCACGGTGCGCGATAGCAGCATCGCTGCGGAATAGAACACGGCATTACGCTCAAATCCTTGCTCGATAAGCTTGGCCTTATCCCATCGTGAATAGTCCTCCCAACGGCGACCCCATAGCATAGCCTCGAAGGCGCGTGATGGTAAGAACTTGCGGGCTATATTTTGTATAAAACTCATGCTATGTAAAATCTGTTTCGGTTGCCTGGGTATAGTTTGGAATACACTTCCCAGATAGCGTATCGTGCGGTGTCGGCGTCATGCGTGCGTATACCCGCTTCTTTATAGTCTGATGACTTGTCGAGGTCGCCGTACTTGTCGGCTTTGGCTGCCTGAAGCGATAAGTACACGTTACGCTCAGCTTTATCAAATCGTATAAGGTGTTCACGCAGCGCCCAGTTAACGCATTGAATCGTATCCTTAACGCTTGGATTTGATAGTGGCACTTTGTTACGTAGCTGCCCACCAAACTGCTTATAAAACACTTCACGAACAGCAGACCACATGCTATCGGTCGTGAGCGCCGTACGATTGGCACCTGACGCATCGCCGACTAGGATAACACTGCCTTTATGGTCTTTGTATTTGTCGCATAACCATACGGCATCTTCATACACGGTAGCCTGCTTCATCTGATAGCTTGCCACGCATCCAAAGATAGGGCGCGCCTTGTCGTCACGGCTTATGATCTGCCACGCGCTTACGGCTCTGTACTCGACGTTGAAATCCCAAGACAGGTAGAGATCACTACCTTCATCGTAACGTAAGCTGTCGCAATGATCAGGAGTGATACTAAAAAGCCCCACGCCAGTGAGCGATACACGCTTGCCATAAAGAAACCTATCCAACGCGCTACCGCTGTACGTGCTTCGTAGTATCGCTTCATATCGCTCCCTGAAATTCTTGTCTGGATTGTCGCGTAAGCCTATCTCGTATAGCGTGCCTTGCTGGTCTTCGATAAACTTGTAGATAAACGCATCAGGCTCGTCAGGCATCGATGTCACGCGTATTCGGGCTTCACCCTTACGGATACGTGATGCAAACGTGCGCAGCGCTTCGGGGGTATAGTAGCTAGCCTCATCCGCCCAGCCCCAATGATAGGCTACCGATTCAATGCGTCGTATAACGTCGGCCTCAGCTGATCGCAAGTGTACTATTGATCCCATAGCTTGCAAAGTCAACGTTTGCTGATTGAAGCGGTGTGGAATCTGTAGCGACTTAAGCAGTGGCTCAATGTCTTGATAGTAGATGTCGCGGGCTTGTTGCAGCGTATTCCACATCAGTAAGCCTTGGCTGCCCGGCTGCCGTTGCATCTCGGAGATGACGAAACGAGCACCACACCACGTCTTGGAACTGCCCTTAGCGCCTACGATAGAAACGATACGGCTATCGCCAGCCACGAAGTCGGACTGGTATGGCCGCATTGGTTGAATGATCTGATCATCCGTTATATGTACCGCAAGTGCGCTCAAGTAAATGCGATAATGTTACTAGCCGTCGTGTCGGTATTGCTCACTTTACGAACGCTAAAATCGTGATACCCGACTGGCACGTTCTTAATGATGACGCTTGACGTGCCATCATAAGGCACAACGTTAAGATTTCCTGTCGTGCCTACGTATAAATATCGAACTGAGATGCTAACGTTGTCGGTGTCGGAAGGTGTTACGGCTTGGAAATAGGTCGATGAACCGCGCTCCGCTCTTTGCATATAGATGAATTAAGAATGTTCTTAATAAAGATATGCGAAAATTTAAAACAAAAATATCGTTTTTTTAAAATATATTTTGTAAGCGTGTGTTATATTAAGTGTACACCGAAAGCCGGTTCGCTACCGGATGAACTTAGGGATACGGGGTAGCCTAAGAGAGATTGACAAAAAGCCCGTACATAGTCAGGTGGCGGAATTGGTAGGCGCTATCTTATCCCAAGAGTAGCCGGAAGGGTCGGATAAACCACAAAGGCATGCGGGTTCGAGTCCCGCCCTGACTACCTAGCCTTGATTTGGGGCAAGCGCTCGTACACGTTGCGGGCAAGTCAATACTAAATCTATACTGATGGAAAGACATCGGAGTCAGGAAAAGTTGGCATCGGGAGGACGGTTGCAAATGTATCCACCGATTGCAGGTTCGAATCCTGCCCTGACTACTAGGGTTCTCACACCTTCTAAAGTGATGACACCTCGGAAAGACGAGGATTTTTCTAATTACTAGGTGTAAGGTATGATCTACTTTACACCTTTTTTATGTGCCTTGATAATTGACGCACACCTAGCCAAAAAGTTCTCCACGTTACGCCCCATCCGTATCTGGAAGGCATGATACGACATTGAACGTGTGCCTATGTTCGTATACGTGCCAAACGTTGTACCGCATCCATATACCGGCATATCCTCGCGCAATTTCCAGAACGGACATTCGGCCGGTGGATTCTCAT